TAGAATGTGAAAAAAAATTAAATGAAAGTTACAGTAAAGACTCATTATTAATACGCCCACATTTTACTAATTTCATGTATACGATAAAAAAATATTATCCAAACTCATATATATTTGTGTATACAGCATCTGAAAAAACATGGGCCAATAAGGAAATAGGAATAATAGAAAAACAAAATAATATAAAGTTCAATAGACCTATTTTTACGCGCGATAATTGTATTGTTGATAAAAATGGTATGATAAAAAAATCAATTAAAAAAATAATGCCTAAATTATTAAAAAGCATGAAGGTGGGGAAAACATATGATATAAGTAAAAAATTATTAATTATTGATAATAATCCTACATTTGTTGATTATAAGGATAATTTTTTATTATGCCCAACATATAATTATATACAGTTCAGTAATTTATGGGATGGTGTATCGGGAAAAGAATATTTAAAATGTAGCGAATTAAAAGGTTTTTTATCAAAAATGATAATGCAAAAAAAGATGCATAATATAAATCAAATATCAAACCAAAAAAAGCAAGAACGATTATATAAGTGGTTATATAAAAAACATAAAAGTATTAATAGCTATAATTGTAGTTATGCGAATGACACATTTTGGAGAGACATTACATTATTGATAAGACATCATAATATAAAGGAGTATAATAAAACAATTATTGGATCAATACAAAAAAGTATAAAGAATTAATATAACTATTTATAAAATGATATATATAAGTTTTGATATTGGTATTAAGAATTTAGCTTTGTGTATTCTTAAAAAAACAGATAAAATAGAAGTATTGGATTGGAGAATAATAGCAATCGCTGAAAGTAAAAAAGAATTAAAAGGGATTGATGATATATCAGAAAGAGTTTATAATGAAATGGATATTATAGTGGGGTTTTTAAAAGAGGCTAATATCAATATGATAGACTATGTATTAATAGAGAATCAGCCATCCAATTTAAATGGTATTATGAAAACAATACAGCATATTATATATAATTATTTCAATTTAATAAAACATTGGGATAAAGAGGTAGATAATGTAGTATTAGTTAACGCTTCTTTAAAATCAAAAACACACGAATATGTTCCCGAAATTACATATGAAGAAAGTGAAGTTAAAAAGAATGCTAAAAATTTTAGAAGAAGTAAATACGTTTATAATAAGAAATTAAGTATAGATATATGCCAAAATTACATTAAAGATAATGAGAGACTAAGAGATATTTTTGTAAATAATAAAAAGAAAGATGATTTAAGCGATGCTTGTTTGCAGGCAGTATCTTATATAAGAACAAATATTAAAAATGAATCATTAGATAATTATAATGTATTATATTAAAAATGAATATATTATTAATATCAATGTATAGTGATAAATGGGATTGGAAAAAGCAACATAAATTATATAGGAAAGCGATTGGGAATAATGCGAAATTAATAATTAAAAGGTATCATGATAATGTGGGGATAAAAAAGGTACTTAAAAAAAATAACATAAGTGGTATAATTATAAGTGGGTCAGATTATTTTATATTAAGGAAAGGGTCTCCTCCGGTGCCAAAAATTATTTTCAAATATAAAATACCAATATTAGCAATATGTTATGGGTTACAGTATATAGCTATAAAATATGGAAAACGTTCAAATATAAATAGTTTTAAAAACGGTATGAAAACTTATACAAAAAAGCTCAAAATGACGGTACCTTTTAATGTTAAAAAGTTAGAGTATACATATTTTCATCAAGATTATGTCGTGGGGATTCAAAAAAAATTTAAAATTATTAAACGGATGGGGAATAAAATAGTGATGGTTTATGATAAAAAGGATAATATCTTAGGTATTCAATTTCATCCTGAATATATATTAAGAACGGGTAAAATATTTTTTAAGAAGTGGTTTAAATTTATTAAAAATAAGCGCGTATTCTAATATATATATAATTTATTGTAAATATATAAACATTTGAAACTCAATTAATATATAATATGTCATTAATATCAAATTTAAACAGTAAAGGTGATGATTTAATAGAATTGAACAAGGCAAGTTTCAATAATAATTCTTTTAATTTCAATATACCGAAAAATAATGGTACGAATAAGAGTGGTTTTATGGACGACGGTTTATTTAACAGAAAAAAAATAAGTGACGATGTTATATCTATGTCTTCGCGTTCTTCGCGTGCAAGTTCAGTTGGAAATAGCAAATATAATAAAGCGAAATATATGAAAAATATGAAAAACATATATAAAAATAAAAAAATAAATCGCGATGACGATATGGATAGTACTTCTGGGAGTAGCGCGAGTAGTGCCAGTAGTGCCAGTAGTGCCAGTAGTCGTAGTAACGGCAGTAACGGCAGTAATGGGGGTAATGGGGGTAAAAAGAGTGGTCGCGATAGTAATTCGGATACTACAAGTGAAAGTGGTGCGAGTAGCCGTTCTTCACAAAGTGGTAGCAATGGGTCAACAACGGGCAGTGATGAAAGTAGAGTAATAAAACGGAAACATCTAAGTCCAAAGGATATAATTAGGAATGAGATAAATGAAAAACGCGAGATAATATATCAATTTGAAAGAATGGAATCTAAGGGATTTAAGATACCATTTAAATTCAATATGAATTCTGATTTAGAAGAAATGAAATCGGAATATAATCGTATTGTAAGAGAAAAAGAGCTTGATGGTAGCATAAGATTTCAACAGAAGATGTTAATGGCGCTTGTATCTGGCGCGGAATATATGAATTCAAGATACGATCCATTTGCTGCAAAGCTGGAAGGATGGTCTGAACAAGTTAATGAAAATATAAATGATTATGATGATATTTTTGAGGAATTGCATGATAAATACAAATCGTCAGGCAAGAAAATGGCACCAGAATTAAGGTTATTCATGTCATTATCTGGAAGTGCATTTATGTTTCATTTAACAAGCAGAATGTTTAAAGAACAGCCTATGCCGGATGTTGAAAATGTATTAAAATCCGACCCAGAATTGATGAAACAATTTCAAAATGCGGCAACCAAACAATATATGATGGGAGGTGGAGGGAAAGCACAAGCACCGGAATCAAATAATATGGGAATGGGTGGTGATAATATGGGATTATTTGGGATGGTAAGTAATTTATTTGGTTCATTAAATAGTGGTCCGACATCATCGGAAATGCCACAGTATCAAAGTAATTTTAATAGATCTGTTGACGATGTAGATTCAATAATTAATAATGTGCATAATAATATATCGGTAGAGGACGATATAGATAATAATATAGAAACTTTATCTGTGAGTGATGAGGAAATAACTTCTATAATAGAGGATACTGCCGATATTCAGATATTAAAAAAATCAGGAAAAAGAAAGGATAATACTAGAACTTTAAATATATAAAAAAATAATTTAGTTTCATTTATCTTTTTCTACGAACATTGGTTATTTTTTTAGCGCTTTTCTTAACAAAAGCACCGATATCTTTCGCAGATTTGGCGATTCTATCAGGGGTAGATTTTAAGGTACGCATTGGGTTACGGATAGTTTGTTCAACTTCATCTTCAAAAACCTCGATGCGGTTTAAGAGGCTGCTTAGGGTGCTTATTAATATAGGGATGATGATTATGGTAAATAATAGGGTTAGGAATAAGAATAGGGATATCATAGTGCCGATTGCGATTATATCTCTGGTCATATCCTCGGAACATTTGCATTTTTCGTTAGTTAAATAGTTAACATAATCGAATGCGTAGTAAATATATACCACAAATAGTAAGAAGAATACAAAAGTCGCGATAGCAACTAATTGTACGAATACACTACCCATGCTTCTCGCCACGGATTTTAGCGAAATAAATGCGGTTACTAAGAAATATACTAATGCTAATATAGTAAAGTTCTTGATAAAATCTTTGTTAGGATGTTCGGAGCATTCGCACCCAATATTTTCTAACTTGTATAAATAAGTGTATATTATTAATAATAATATAACAAATATCATTTGAATTATTAAGCTACTGTAAAAAGATAGATTGTTTTCTTCCCTCATATTATTTATTATGTTTCTTACTCTATATTATAATATAGAAATTATTTATTTTCCAAATCCAAAATATTATATATTATAAATTTCGTAGAACTATTAAAATTTGAATTATCTATTTCTCTGATTTTATTAATAATATCCAGTGTTTTAGTTACAGTTAATATTTTCAATATTTGTTCTAAATATATATCTATAATATGCTTATAGACCTTATTTTCTTCTATAATCAAGAGTGTATAATTAAATAATAAATATAATAAGGTTTGTATTTCCTCAAATTTAAATTTCAACCATATGTTATTCATATTATTTACATTTTTTTTCCATTTAACATAGTCACAGTATAAATCATATTCATCATTTAGTAAAAGTATATTATTATCATAAAATGATTTTGGCGGGTCCCATTCACGCAACTCTATATATTTTTTCCATTTAGAATCTATATAATTATCCAAAAAATCTTTATCAAAGAAACTCAATATATTACTATATAAATTATTTTCATTTAGTTTAATATATTCCCATATTATTTCTATGACAGTATGATTATCGTTTGTTTTAATTAATTCTTTAATGTTATCATATAATGATAATTTATTTTTGGTTGTTATTTTATTAAGTAAACCTAGTATTTTGCGTTTCAATAATGAATTATCGGTAAAATCAGGAATTATAATATGAAATCTGTTTTTTGGAGCTATTGTTTTTTCTTTTTTATTATAAACTTTTTTCGCCCATATCATTTTGGGGTCATAATATGATTTAAAACAATTATAATTTTCACTTAAATCATTTGCCTTATTCTTAATATTATCTGGTATTTCTTCGATTTGTTCATATCTCTTTTGAAAATAAGCTATATCTATTTTAATAATACTATCATTCATTGTAATATATAATACTATATAAATAATCTTATATAATTAAATACATAAGGCATTGTTAATATTATATATAAAATGACGATTGCCACCAATAGCATTGAATCGTTTAGCGATTTTGTAAACAAGTTAGAAGAGGTTTATAAGAATCAATCGGTATATAGAACTCTTATAGTTTATGGTTTAAAAAAAAACGGGGCTATTTATAAATATTTATTGGAACATAATAATAATACCGTATATATGATAAATGAAGATAAATATTCAAACTATGATAAACTAGATTAT